GACTATGTGAAACATGTGCCATTATATTATCTCGTCAATCATTCCATATTCTAAACAAGTTTTAGCATCCCACATTAAATCGTGTTTTAGAATCTCGTTAAGTTTCTTCATTGGTATCTTTGTATGTTCTTTGTAAATGTTCTTAATATTCTTCATCATTAAATCTAAATTCTGTTTTTCATCTTCAAAGTTAGAATAAGTTCCCCAAAATTGTGTAGATAATTGATGAACTAACATGTACGAGTTTCTACTCATTAGTCTATGACCACCGACAACTGTCATAAATGTAGCGGCACTAGCAGAAAATCCATCTACATATGTATGGACAGGAACTTTACTTCTCAGTATCGTGTCCATAGATGAAATACCAGCCACAATAGAACCACCACCTGAGTTGATAAATAGTTTTATTGATGGTGGTGATACACCAATAGTATTGGATAATGTTATAGCTTTAGCCTCTAACTCACTCATCTTTTTGTTCAACTCACTACAAGCATTTCGATTTACGCCAGAGTAAAAGTATATCTTATTGTCTTGAACTGATATATGTTTTTCTGCAGCCTCACCACCAGCTTTTCTTGGTGTTTGTTTCTTTTGCTTTTCACCCCAATGTCTTTCCATTACTTACCCCACTTTCCATTTTTTACGATTGTTGCCATAATACCATAATTCGATACATCAAGGTAAGCATCTTCCATCGGTTCACCTTGTACTGCATTGTCTCTACCACTCATCAATAGATTCTTTAGTCTCTGAATCTTATCATTCATCCTAAACCACAAACCTGTTAGAGATAAGTGTATCTCTTCTTCTGTCTGCAATTGTGTCCCCACAGAAATGTTTCCAGGACCATAGTCATGTTGTTTCTTTAAAAACAACTCATATTGTTGTTTCTGTAATCTTTTAAACTCTTTAGTCATAATTGGCCATTCATTTTCCATTTGTTCTACAATTGGATGAATATCTTCAATAACATCAAATTCTGTTTCTTTTATTTTCATATTACACCTTTACTACATTTGTTATTTGTATTAAAATAATTGATATTGCTAATAATAAACTAATAATTGTTTTAAGTGTGGGTATTTCACCTATCAATAACCAAGCCATAATACCAAACACAAGTGTACTGATACCAAATCCTGCCAATCTCATATTCCAAAAAGCACCGAAGTATTCATAAGACCATTTGGTACTATAAAAGAACAATGGTGCTATAATAAGACTTGTGGCATACATCCACCATACGGATTGTAACCAGGGTTTATTCCATACTACCCAACCTTGTAATTGAAAGAAAGCGACTACCGCTCCAACCAATTGAGCAATTATTGATAACCATAATTTACTCATCTAACCCCCATCTTTTTTATTTCCTTTTCTGTCTTACCATACTTTGTTAGTAAAGACTTTAACTCATCTGTCGTCATCAATTGATAGTATTCACCAGCCTGTAACTTACTGACCTCGAAATATTCTTGAATAAAAGGAACAACTTTCTCATTAACCTTCGTTTTCTTACCACTAAGATACCTTAGATAAGTTTTTTTATTTGGAAGTAAAGAACAATAGAACTTGTAGACGGCGGATGTCGGCATTACTTCAATCGTTAAGTTCTGAAAATGGTTGACTATTGGTAAAAAGTCATTATTCATACTTAAATAACGATTTACCATAAACGGACTAAACTTCTTTTGTTCTTCTTTCGAAAAACTATCCCAAGGTCTTTTCTTAACGAATAACTCGTCTATCCAACTAAATAAGTTCATCTAATTCCTGTAATGGTAACATCTCTCCACAATTTCCACAATTGAAAACTTGAATTGGAGCGATAACCTCTTTACCAGTTGGCGATACAATTGCTGATATTTTCTTTACAACATAACCTTGTATGAAAATAGTGTTTTCACAAGATTGACACTTCATTGTATCGGCATCTTTCAAATCAACTTGAACTTGTTGTTGTGGTAATGGTTTTTGTGCTTTCATGTTCATTTTAGTCTCCTAAGTATATTAGATATGGTAGCCATAAAGTTTATTTCTTTATCTACGACCAACACATCTTGATATGAACCATTTGATATATCAATGATAATCTCTGGCAGTTTCTCCACAGAAATATTCTCTACTTCATCATATAGAAAACGATACAGCTCTGTGTAATCTGTAAAGTTACTATCAGCTACAAACTTACGAATGGTTCTCAAATCAACACCCTGTTTTATCATATCCAAGAACTGAAGTTTGAACTCGTTATGTAACATCCCATCTTTATCTATCTTTAACTGACCATCAATTGCTTGTCTCTGTAAGTCATTGATAACTTTTCTCAAATCAGGATAACCAGCAGTTACAACCAAGGCTAAATCATCCAAGTCAAAAGAAATGTTTTCTTCTTCCAAGATATACTTGGCGTGAACAGCGACATCTTTCTTTGATGGTGGGATAATCTTATAAGTCTGACATCTACTTTGTATCGGGTCAATAATCTTTTCGACATAGTTACAAGTCAAGATAAACCGACAATGAGCAGAGAAAGTCTCCATAAGATTACGAAGAGCAGGTTGGGCTGAATTAACATTAAGATAATCAGCCTCATCCAAGATTACTATTTTGTTAGGTTTGAAACCAATAGAAGAAGCAAAGTTCTTCAGTTTGTCTCGAACCAAGTCGATATTTCGTTCATCCGAAGCGTTGATATATAGATAGTCACATTCAATAGCATTTACGATAATCTTGGCAAGGGTAGTTTTACCCCCACCTGCTCTACCATACAAAAGTAGGTGTGGAACATTTTGTTCTTCAATGAATCTCGTTACTTTCGTTTTGAGATGTTCATTACCAACATAAGTGTCTAATGTCGATGGACGATAACGCTCCACCCATAATCCATGTGAACTCATACTATACCTGCTGTGATACTAAGTAATATTTAACAGAAAAGTCGTCTATCTTAAACTCAAGATGAGCAAGACCACCTGAACTAACTTGTAGAACTGCCTTAGAACACTCTTTATTAGCACTCAAGACTTCTTTAAACAAGTTAGCATTAAAGACGATTGGTTCAGTTAATTTTACTGCACCACTCTGAACTTTGATACTGATACGGTTAGAGTTGATATCACTAAAACCAATGACGAACTCTACACCACCATCTACTGGTTGAATAGAAAAATGTTCTACATCGGAAAGAGCACCTTTACCACGAATAAAAGAGTTGATGAATTGTGAATCAATGTTCACAAGAGTATCAAACTCAGGAATATTCTTTAATGCCGGTACATCAGGAATAACACCAAGAGCAGCAAGGACATAACTAACAGATATCTTTCCATCCGAAAATCCAAATGCTACTGCTTGTTCCTCATCTGATGGTGACTTGATTACATCAAAATCAACCTTATCAGCAAGAGTACCTAACATCTTAGATAGAAGTGGTGTATCATAAACACCAACCTCAAAGTTAGGAAGTGATTGTTTAGTTAAAGATAACTCACCCAAAAGACTTTTATCTGGTGATATAAAACGAGTAGAAAGTGTGTCGCCATTTGACTCCCACTTTACTGAGTTTATACTACCACCAAGATTATACTTTTGGATAAAGGTATCTAATGTGATTTTATTCATTATTATTATTCTCCATATTATTATTTAATTTACGAAATATTTGACTAAATGTCAAGTTAAAAAAACTTTTCAATTGTATTTTTTTTCTCTACTGGCATATCCCAAGACATAGCATCATAAAACATCTGTATTTTCTTCTTCAATGATTTTTCAAACAACTTGTCTCGGTCAACATACTGATTGATGAAATCTATGATTTGTGATGGATCATCATAACCTTTATAAGCCAAACCATCAATATTAAATGGATTTGATTTTAAATAAACCCAACGAACTTTATTACCATTTGAGATAGGTTCGTGGTTATTTACCTTATAATGTTTAAGTAAGTCATTATAGATAACAGAAGCTTTGGTGTGAACTGGTGCACCTTTCTTCATTGGTGTAAACATAGTCTTACTTTTAAATCCACCCCTACTCTTATCAGTATACTTCTTAATACCCTTTACGCCTGTTGGAAGAGCAATCTTATCTAACTCCTCATTCTTTAGGTTATTCTTGAAGTTCAAAATAAACCCGTCTATCTTTTCCTTTGGAACTTTAGCAAGAATAGCTTTTAGAACCTTAGTCATAAAGTCACGAAATGCTGGTGGGAATGAACTTCTGACAATATCCAATCCTTTAACATCTAATTTCTCACAAGGAGTACCACCATCGTTAATAATCCATTGACCATATCTCTTCTTAGTAACCCAAAAAGCCGACTTAGCAATCATCTCTTGTTTAATCTCAAACCGATGGTCACCTCTGATATTAAGAAACTTACTACTGAAATAATTATAAGATTTATTAATATAATCTTGAACTTCACCAGCAATCTCAAGAATCTGTTCGGTCATGAACTTGTCATCTTTTACATCAGCGTTTGGAAACCTATTTTTAACAAGTGGTAGAGCAGAGTAGAAAACTGAGTCTGTATCTGTGTAAATGCAGTAATCTTCTTTGGTGTTCAATATGTTGTTATAATAATTGTTAGCAATCTTTTCCGTAAATTTAATCAACTCTTGTCCAGTAGTTGTTGTGCCTTCAGCATTATCAATATCATAAAAACGGAACACCGTCAATCCTAAAACTCCGTACAAACTATTAAGC